TCTCTTCCTTTGAAGTATCTTCGACCAATACCTAATACACCAGGAACACCATCACCAACTTTTTTACCCATTAATAATGCAATTTGTTCTTCAGGATCTAATGCATCATTGAAAGCCCTCATCGCAATTGGATCTGTTAATATTTGACCAGCACGTCTACCAAGTAAAACAAATAATGCAGGGGCAAAAGGATTTACCGCTGCTGAACCTCCAAGAACAACAGCCCCAGCGAAAGAATTTAAGCCACCAAGTTGCAATCTTCTTTGCATGAAAGTAGATGTATCTGCAATAGGAGTATCTGATACTGCTTTCATATATGTTAAAAATTTTTCAAATTCTTTTGCTTTTCCTCTACCACCTAAAATAGTTATTAATTTTTCTTTAGCTACATCATCTGTTGGATCAGCAATACCAAGCTCTCTCATGAATTTATTAATATTAAAACCAGAAGTATCCTTTGGACTGAATTTAATTTTTTGTGCATCGAATACACCATTACCCAGTCTCACTTTATCTACACTAAAATCTAAAACTTGATCTGTACCAGTTCCTTTTTGAACCATAGATTCCATAACGTCTACAGTTCCATTAATTCCTGCTCTTACGGTAGATTCTTGCATAATCTCATCAATCATGGTTCTACCTGCTGGAGACGCTGCTGAGTCAAAACCTCTATAGAATGAATTAAACATCCATCTAGCTTTTGCAGCATTATATAATGCTTCACCACCGCCTTTAGTAATACCAATTGCTTGACCAGTTTTTTTAGAAGTAATTTTGTCTGCACCTAATAATTGTCTAAATTGTTTGATTGCAGTTGGGTCTCCTCTTGTAAATACATCATTAGCAAGATCATTAAAAAATCTTTGTGCTTTTTTCTTTTCCATTCCACCAATGCCAGCTAAAGCTTTGTTTGTAAACGTTGTTGCATCATACTCTCTAAAAACTTTTGTAGCGTTAGCTCTTTGATAAAAATTCATTAATGTTGAAAAAGTATCATTTGCACCATATAATTTGTCTTTTAAATCTTCTGATTTACTTATCTTTAGAGCCATGTCTGCTTCTGCAGCAGCAGGATTTGTTTTCTTTAATGTTTCATAAGCAGCTTTTACTGCATCATCTTTTAAAAATGTTTCTTTTGTTATAGCTGAACCAAAACTATTTAAATCATTTTCTAAAGCTTCTCTAATAGACCAAAGTGTAGGTCTTATATTTTGATATGCAGTTCCTTCAATTGCTCTATTAAGAGTTGTAATTATACCTTTGTATTCTTTTGGAGTTACAAAATCAGGTACAGCATTCATATATCTAAAAAATAATGCAAGTGGATCTCCAGTTCCTCTAAGTTTTTCTAAATCTTTCATAGGAATATCTCCTAATTTATCTTGTGCATAACCTCTTAAACCAGGATATTGCATTGATAATTCATCAACATAATCTGCTGCTACTTTTCTAACATTACCTGTAGGAATTACTTTTGGATTACCAATTGTATCCGCTAAAGTATCAAAAGCTTTGTAGCTAGAATTAATTAAATTAGAATTTTGTTTAAATGCTTCATCTGCTTGTTTCCAAATAGTAGCTGACAACATACCTGTTTTAATTAGAGGACCATAATTTAAAACATCATTATTTAAATAATTTTTACCCGCTGCTTGTTCAGCACCTTGTAATGCTTCTTTACCAATACCGTTTATAAAAGGCATAATACCAAGGACTTTGAAATATTTACTTGCAAATCCACCAAGAAGACCTGTTCCTTCTTGTGCAGTCATTACCATTGGAAGTGGTAAACCTTTATCTCTTGCAATATTTACTAATTCTTTCGCATCTTTTGATTTAGCACCTATCATTAATCTTCCAACTTTACCTAAACCTTTTGTAATAAATGGTGTTAGTGTTGCAGCACCAGCGTTCCAAGCTAAAGCTGTAAACATAGAATCTGCAGCATTAGCCACCATATCTGTATTAACTTCTTTTGGACTCATATTCTCCATGTCAGAAGCTATTGCATCCATAGCAGCAACTCCAGCAGTTTCATTTAACATGTCGTAAGTAACTGAACCTGCACCTGCGCCTGCAGTACCACCTAAAACAGAATATACTTCTGCTCTTCCGAGTGGACTAGCTAATACTCTACCAACAGTTGGATCTGCTACTTTTGCAAGTAATTTTGTAAGGCCACCTAATAATTTAAATCTTCCTGGTAGTCTCGCTGTAAGTTTGTCAGAAAAGTTGCTAAACATTTTTGTTCTAGCAAATAAACCTGTATTTTTATCTCCAGGTACTTTCGACTTAGCTGCACTAAATATTTTTTTTCTCATTGTAACGTATGGAGTAATTGATCCTATTAGATCTCCTGCAAGAACTGCTTCTGATCTACCATCTAGTGAACTTCCTGTTTGTTGTAATCTTACACCAATAGGATTTTTAACAGCTTCATCCATAGTGGCTACATCTTTTGCTGCACCTGCTCTTGTAGCTGATAATTCTGACATTGAAGGACCAGTAATTAATCCTTTTTTAATTGCAGCATCTATAGCTCTTCTTTGTTTAGAATTATACTTACTTGGATCAAAAGTATTATTATCTATAGCTTCTTGTATTTCTTTAATACTTGCCATTATAAACCTATACCTTCAAGTTCTTTTTTAATTTTTTCTTCTGTATCAAATTCAGTTTGTAATCCTTGTGGTATAGATTGACCTTCCTTAAAAGGAACAAAATTTTGTTGAGCCCGTAAATCCATTAAACTTGAATTTAAACCACCACTTCTTGTGTAAGCTATTTCTTGTCTATTAATATCTGCTTCAAGTTGATTACCAATTGCATTAATTGAATCTCTTACGTCTTGAGAAGATCTTGCAAGAGAGAAAATATTAACAATTTTTTGTGCAGCATTAATATCTCTTTGAGTTAAACGGTCTTGATCTTTAAAAGTATTAGCTAAAGCATACACAAGTGTAACTTCTTGTACCGCAAGTTTTTCTTGGTCTGCTCCACTTAGTCCTGAAAAAGCACCTTTCTTTTTAATTTTTTTCAAAATTTCATTTTTTAAATTATTTTTATCTATAAGTTTTCTCTCACCATTAGCTTGTGATTCTGTAATCTCACCATTATCTAAAGCATCTTGAATTTTATTCATTTCATCTTGATAAAATCGTTCTGCTTGTGCTTCAGCTTCTTTAGCCTCACTTGCTAAATCAATTTGTAAAATATCTTTAGCTACTCCAGTAGCTCTTCTAAAAAATGTATCAATACTTAATGCTGCACCGGCTTTTACTTGTTGATTATCAGCATCCGTTTGTGCTAATGTTTTTAATACATCTCTAGTTGTAGCTAGAGCTGCATATCTGTTACCAAGTATGTCTTCGATTTCTTGAAGTCTTTTTGAATATATTTTTTGTGGAATAAAATCTTCATACTTTCCAATTACTACATCATCTTCATTACCTGGAATACCATCAGGGCCACTAGTTTTAATGTCACTACCTTGAGCTACAGGTACAAATATTTCTTGTCCAGTATTCTTATCAAAACCACCACTTGCCATTTCAATTGTTCCATTTTTACGAGTGTAAGCTTTGTAATTTCTTAGTTTACCATCAACACCTCTAATTTGAACGACTCCTCTATCTCTTTCAACAACTTCTACGTCTTCTTTAGCTGCATCATTTAAAAATTTCATATGATCAAAAGCAGCATTTAATCCCGCTTCTCTTCTTTTAGCTCTAAGCTCGCCTTCTTTTAATTTAATTGTTGCATAATTATTTACAGCAGGTCCTATTGCTTGACCAAATACTTCCATAGCTCCACCAATACCTGATTTTTTTGTAGTTCCTGTTAGTAATCCTGAAGCAAGGTTTGCTAAAAATACTAATTTAGCTTGTGAACTTTGACCTTTTTCTAACTCCTCAGTATATTTTTTAGCAAGTTCTATTCTTTGATTAAAGATAGGATCATTAGTAGCACCACCAACAATTATTTCATTTGTACCTTGAGCTGTACTTTGTGCTTGATTTGTTTTTTTTTCAGCTGCAGACATATCTTTATCATCTTTAGTAGCAGTTGTAGTCACATCACTTTGCTTAACAAATCCTGGTCCTCCCTCTTCTCCTGGAGGAATAGATCCACCACTTAAAGAGTTTTCTTGTACTGTATCTAAGTTTGCAACGTTATCTGAAGTAACTACATCGTTCGCTAACAATGGGTCGCCTTCAGCTTTTAATTTATCTGTTTCTGCACTACCTGGTAAACTTACTCTTCCTGAACCAGGAAGTCCTTTTTTAATTTGTTCACTTTTTTTAACTTTTTCTTCAATAGGTTTTGGTACAAACTTACCAAACTGCTGATCAAACTGTTCATCATCTAAATAAGACATTCCGAATTGCATAGATTTTAAGTTATGTGCTTCTCTCTCCGCTGGAGTCATTGCTTGAATTCTTTTATATTCTTTAATACCTGCATTAACTCTGTTTCTAACTCCTTCTATAGCAGCTATACCAACTAAGCTTGGACCTAAACCTAATGTAGTTAAAGCAGGCAATGCTCTAGAAGCAGCAATACCACCACCTATACCTGAAATTGTTTGTCCTACAGGATCATTTATACCCAAAGCTTCCCCTACTTTCATACCTCCAGTAAAACCATAATATGCAGGAATATTAGCTACGCTTCCAATTAAATTTTTTCCCATTCTTACTGGGCTACTTACTTTAAATCTTTCAAAAGCACTTGGTGGTTTTCTTATAGCTGGCACAGGAGGAGCTCTATATGAATCTCCTACCATAATTCCTGTTTGTGCATTAATAGTTTTAAGCACACCTTTTCTAAGAGCTTCTTGACGAAACATCGGTCTGTTTAAAACTTTATTAAGTGACATTGAACCTCCTAAGCCGTTGTGGTTGGTTTAACGCCTTGAAACGCTGTGAATGCTCCTATACCAGTACCAACAGCTTGTGCTAACGGACTAGTAGAGGGTTGTGTACCCATTGTTACTTGAGAAGAAGACTTAGGTCCTGCAGCATACAAGTTAGCTAAGAACTCAGCTCTTTGATAAGGTTCGTATTGTTGTTGTAATGTAGATTGTCTTTGTGCGTCTAAAGCTTGTTGAGCAAGTTGTCTTTGAATACCTCCTGCAGACATTAATTGATTAATATCAGCTTGTGCCATTTGTTGTTGACCTAAACCTAATTGCCCTAATTGTTGCCCTGCCATTAAACCAACTTGTTGTTGTCTTTGAGCTGCGCCCAATGCAGTATTAAAACCTGCTTGTTGTGCTCTACCCATGGCTTCTAAAGTTCTTCCTTGAAGCTCCGCTTGTTGAACCCCTTCACGTCCTCCACCAAAAGCTCCTGATTGAACTGCTTGATTAGCTAATTGATTTTGCATTATTTGAGATTGTCTTCCAATTTCTCCTGTTACATAACTTTGATATGGATTTAAATATTGTGATATTTGTGAAGCACCTATTGGAGTTGCTGCACCTGTAACTTGATCAATACCAGATTGAACAGTTCCTGCACCAACACCTGTTGTTCCTGCTGCAGTCATACCTTGTTGTTCTAAAGCACCTAAACCTGCAACTTGATAATCTGGAAGATTAACTGGACTTGCTGCGACTTGTCTCGCAATATCCATTAGCTCTATTTTACGTTCTTCAATGCCTGGTGCTTCTCTTACAAACTGTGTTTGTGAGCTTGGTGTTGCTGGTGCTTGTGATCTTCCTCCTCCAAAAAAACTCATATTATATCCATTTCTCTAGTTGTACGTGTTTCTTTTTCCATCCCCATTTTTTGGAAACTTTTTCCCAACCAGGTCTGGCCATTATACTTAATCTCTTACATTTGTTTGCAGTAGCGAAATCAGTTACTGCTGTTATTAAATTGTCTTCCCATAATTCTCTTCTTTTTCCAGTGCAAATAACTATTTCATATTGATTATAATTTGGCATTACACCAATTCTACCAACACAAATACCAAAAACTTTGTTTTCTTCAAACTCATCTGAACCAAACATAATCCAACATTGCATAGTATCTTTTTTCAGTTCATCCATAACCCAAGCAGAGTCTGCGTATTTACCAGAAAATGCTAAAGACTCAGCTACCATAAATTCAGCTAAAGGCCAAAATCTTTCTATATCCTTAGGTTCTAAGGGTAGAATACTTACTAAAGGTTTAATTTGTTTTTTCTTTGCTGATGCCATTTTTATCCTTTAATAAATCAAATACACGTTTGTATCTTTTTTGTTGTTCATAAAAATATTGGGCACCTTTTTCTCGCATGTCTTTCATGCTATTTGGATTAGCTCCAGCTATGATTCCAGCACCTAATACTCCATCTGCTCTTGTTACAAACTCTCCGTCTGCTAATTGAGCTAACATTGTATCCTCGTCTTTGTCTCCTACGCCTGCTCCGTCTTCAACATAACCCGATGCTCTAACATAATTGTTTGCATCGTTTTCGTCATGAGAAACTTTTGATGGAAGATAGTTTACACCACCTTCATTAAATTTTTTTATCTCTGCTATACCACCTACTCTTAATCTTTGAACATTCATAGAGTAAGGACCTATTCTACGATCTGCTAAACCTTGTTCTTCTGGGGCATAAACTTTTTCGTATGCTTTTTCTTGTCCTGTTACTGGATCTATATAAGTATACGCAGGTCTATTAGCTTGTAAATCTAAGTAACTCATGTTGTAACCTGGTGTGTAAATATCTGTTGGCTGATTATCAAACGCACCACTTAAATAAGTTCCTGCAGCAATTGCAGCTGAAACTTTCCCAGGACTATATTCTAATGTACCTTCAGGTGCTCCTTCTTTTTGTCTTTTTAAAATATCTAATAAATTACTTCTTGTTGATTCTGCTGGTGGTTTAGGTATAAAACCACCGGGCTGTCCTGGTAAAGTTGTAGAACCTGTAAATGCTTGAGGAGTTGCTATTGCTTGTCCTGGTAGTCCCTTCAAAGCTGCAAAATTTTGTCCTAATTGAGAATAAGGAATTGTTCCTGGAACCATAGAACCTAAAGTATAACCACCGTAAGCACCTGTAAGACCACCAAGTATTCTTTCAAGTCCTGATGCTCCTGCTTCTTTCGCTCCTCTGTATCCTTGATAACCACCATATGCTGCTAATGCGTAGGGTAATAATGCTTGTATTGGCATATAAATAAATTCTCCTAATTAAGATCTTAAGTATGAAATAATACCATTTTAGTCGGCTAGTTTCAACTCGTCTCTAAAACATCCTTCGTATTGATGTTCGCCTACATGGATGATTGGGTCATTAACATATACATAGCACTTACCTCCAATATCTTTCCAAAGCTTACAAAAAGAAAAATCTTCACCTAAATAAGTCTTAGTTTCAGGGTCATGAATGCAATCAAAAAAGTTCCATAAATGAGGTCTATCTACATACTCACCATTTATTACTGTTTTTTGAACTATGTTTTTATCTGGATACTTTTCTATCATTTTGTCAAACACTGTTCTTTTAATCAACATACATCCTGTAGGACTATGTGTTACTTCCATAACACCACTATCTAAAGTTATATTATTAGCATTTTCTACTCTCATTGGATAAGTATTTAAATATCTATGTATATCTCCAGCGTTTTTTACTTCACCGTCATTCCATTTTTTATAAAGTTTATCCCACATCATAGTTTTAAGGGGATATGGAATAGATATTAATTCTTTATCTAAATCTAACATTTTAATAATAGATGATGCTCTAAAATATATATCTGAGTCTACAAATAACATATGGGTACAGTTTGATTCTAAAAATGCTGATACACATAAGTTTCTTCCTTGTGTAACTAAAGAAGATTTTAATAAAGTAAATGTAATTTTAATTCTTTTTTTTATACAAAGTTGTTGTAGTTCTAAAAGAGCTTGCGTGTAATGAATAGTTACATCACTATGGCAAGGAGTACAAATCATAATGTTATAGGATGATTTAGATGTTTCTTTTTTTTGTCCGGTGTCCGGTTTCCACATAGGAAGAGTAGCTTTTTCGTATGGCGTTACCTCAACTTCTTTCAGTGTTTGATAAGTGTCTTCATTTACTGTTTCTTTCATTCAAAGCTCCTTTCAAAAAGTTTGTCCACTCCATACCCTTTTTTTTCCAGTTGTAAAATCTTTTATAAAAGTCTTGTTGATTCTGTAAGTGTTCTTGCATAAATTCTTCATGAAGATAATCTGCTGCAATATTAATTGCTGCTGCAGTGTCTTGTGCCATTTGTTCATAATTTTTTGAATAATTTATATATACAGGCCACTCCGCACAAGTTTCATATAAAGCTCCAAAGTTATTAGTAATTACATGTACGCCAGAGGCTAAAGCTTCTAAAGCTGATGCACAAGATGTTTCTTCAAATATTGAAGGGTAAACAAACATATCATAATTAGGCATCATTTCTTTTATGTATTCATGAGGCTTGTAGCCAATATAATTTACGTTAGGTAATTTATCAGCCTGTTCATATAGTCCTTCAAAATCTTTTTCAGTGTTATCAGAAAATTCAGATCCGTATACTTTACAAGAGCTGTAAACATCTAATTTAATATTAGGGTTTTCAACATCTTGCATAGCACGTAATAAAACATTTAAACCTCTCCAAGGAGTACAGTGATGCACTAACTTAATAGGTGTTCCTCTTTTATATATTTTTCTTACAGGAAATGTTTCAATACCATTTTTAATAACTATAGATTTTTCAGTAGGTATATCAAAAGCATATCTAAATTTTTCATAGTTCCAGTGACTGTTAAATACATACCAATCATATTCGTCATGTCTTTTTTTATTAGTAAAAAATTCTTGAAGATTAGGTTGATCCCAAGAGTTCTTTTGCCAAAGAATATTTAATTTGTTTGGATCTATTGGAACTTTACCAGGAATAGAAGTGCATATTTGTACTTGATCTAATAATTCTTTTGAGACATGCTTTTCAAGCATCTCCATTTGTAGCTCAGTGGCTCCTCTTGGTTGCATTATTTTTTTGTTTGTGCGCCCATAGAAACCCTAGTAACTTTTATTTCGAGGTCCTGTCTAAAATCATCATTAGTAGTATCAGTATTGGGATCAGCAACATCATTATCAAAATCAGCTTTGCTAGCATATACTTTGCCTGTTCTTTTGTGTTTAATAATTTCGGTTGCTTCTGCAGGGATTTTTGGTAAATCACTCATTTAATTATCCTATAATTATTGTTTACGTCCCTGTCTATTATATTTTTTATTGTGTTGCAACTTTTTTTTCTTGTTAGGGTTTTTACAGTGTCTTCGAGGCCTTTTCCTAGGCTTATCTCTTTGGACAAAGTCTTTAAATTTTCTAGCCATTTTCCTGTGATCGGTCTATAAGAGCGTAAGATATTAAACCTTGTATCTCATCTGCAGTACCAGCTGTCATCTTTATTACATCACCTGCTTCAAGCACTAATGTATGGTTTATTATATCCTTAGTAGCAGCTCCAGTTACGGCTTCATTAAAAATCCTAAAAGTTGCACTAGCTGAAGTATCAGTTACTTGTACATTTAAATTAACTGCACTTCCAGAACCATTATTAATTTGTATTTGTTTTATTAAAACTGTTGCATCTGCAGGAGCAGCAAAAACACTTTCGGTGTTAGTTGTAGTCAAATTTATTCCTTCGTTCTTGTATCTAATTGTCATGATATAAACCAGGTAAATGTATCTTGTTCATTTTTTAATTCTTGTTGATAAGAAGTGTTTAACTTATCTTGCATCGTTCGTAAAGACTGATTTATCTGTCTTTGATTTTCCGTAGTATATTCAGGACTAGGTTCAGGAATTACTATATCTACTCTAGCCATTTAATATCCTGAGTGTAATCCACCTATTCCAGATGTTTGTCTAGATTGTCTAGCTGCGGGTGCTGAAGGTGCTGTTGTTGAGGCTGGAATATTACCACCACCTCTTGCAATATCTTGAGCACTTGGTTGCATATTCATAGTATTAACAGGAACTGTACTAATAGTTCCTTGTGAATCATTAATTATGTTTCTTTTCAAAGCTTGTTTTTGTGCTCTCTTATTAGTCAAGTAATCCGATATACTTAATGATCTACCTGAAAGAGCAGAAGCTACTGCTAAAGGTGCAAACGTATTTGTACTTAAACCTAACAGATCTATTATACCTTTTGATTGAGCATAATTTAAACCTATTTTTTTTCCAGCGTATTCAAGTGCTTTATTTTTAGCAATATTCTTAGCAATATCTTTTAAACTTGATACAGAAGGTATTGTTGATTGTTGTTCTTGAATTAAAGGAGCTATACCTTGAGGTTCTAAAGTATTGGACGGCATGTAACTTGCAAAATTCTCTTGTCCTTGTATGCCTGCTAATTGTGCTTGTATTGCTGCTTCTATTGGATCCATTATCCCCTCATTCCATCTGGTTGTACATCTGCTCTAAAAGTTCCAAATCTCCAATTTTCATCAGTAGTCGTGTTCGCAATTTTTAAACTAGCAAACCTAGCTCTTGCTCTTGTATCAACTTTTTGTGTTGATGACGTAACTGTGAATGGTCCTAACGGAGATGATACTTCAGTATCGCTTGGAAAGTCTCTTAATAAAATAGTTATTGTAGCATTACCTTCAAGTGTTTTAAAATCAGGAACAAATCTTCTCATACTCATAAATACTTGAGCATTACCCTCTATATTAAGACTAAAATCTCCTGATTCTATAAAAGCAGGTATGGCAGTTTTATTACCAGCAGAATCTACTTCGTTAACACCTACCTCATGTTCAAAATATTTTGTTGATCCATTAATATTTGTAACACCTTGAACTGTAGGAAAAGTGGGTAATCCTGTAGAATTAAATTCTGTAGCGTATGGGTTGTCATATAAATTTGCATCTACCCAAGTAGTTCTTGATAGAGAACCAGTAACCCAAGTTCCATCTTGATAATTATAACAAACATATCTATCATTAAAATCAGATGAAGCTTTAGGATAATACCAACATATTTCTTCATACAAATGATTTAAACCAACATACACTGCTTCACCAGCAGAATAATTTACTCCTAAATTGTTTCCATTTTTAGTAGTAAATACAAAATCTTCAACGGCACAAGGTAACGATTTAACAGTACCATCGTAAACAAAAAAACCACCTGACTCCCCCATCCAATAAACAATACCGTTTACATATTTCATAGCATGTTGTCCAATACACCCACAGTTAGAACCAACTTGTCTTACAGAAAAAGTAAATGGTGGTCCAACAAATTGCATAACATAAGCAGCATTGTCTGTTAAAATAAAAGTATAATCTTTTCCCTTAATTGCACCTACTATTTTAGTTCCTGAATCAAGTCTAAAAGTCCCTGCTGTGTTTATTGAAGTAGGTGTGTAGTCATTAATATTTTCTTGATCAGAAAACCTAATGAACATTTTATCTTGTGTCCCTGGTGTACCAATAGTTGTTTCTGTTCCTAGCATTATTAAGTGTCTGTCTCTATCAGAAACTAATGACATAACAGATGTAGTAGGAGCATTTGCTATTAATACTGCTCTCGTATTCAATGCATTTGAATCTGAATTAATAGGATTCCATGAAAAAGATGCACCATTTTTTATAGTTGCAATTAACTGTTCTCCAAAATTATCTAACGACCAAGATGCAGGATCTGTTGTTAATGTTTGAGATAAAGATTCTATACCCCAACCTGTAAAAACTTCAACTCCTGCTCCGCTTGAATGAGCAGATCTCGTTCCTGCAGTTGCTCTAGTAATTCCTGTGAGATCATTTGTTGATATACCAGTATAAGAAATAAATTCTGCTCCAACTTTAATTGTTCCTGTTGCTGGAAATCCTGATGTGGATGTTAAAGTTATAGATGTTCCCGATCCACCAGTACCAGCAGTGTCATCACTTAACGATCCGTTAAGCGTGCTAAAAACTTGTTGTCCACCACCCCATAACCCTGTACCCCATCCAAATCCAAATGTCGAACCTAAAGCTCCTGGTTTTATGTATGGAGTTACTGTTGCAGATCCTGATCCGTTGACCGTTGTCCCTGCTGCACTAGCCATTGTAATTGTAAATTCATCACTGTTTGGGACAGTAATTACTTGAAAAGTATTAGCTGTAAAATTTGCTGCAGTATATCCAGCTCCTGATGGAGGTGTTACGGATGTAAACAAAAACAAGTCTCCAGGTTCTAATCCGTGAGCAGGTTTATTTACAGTAACTGTAGCTGATGTATTAACAGTGTCAAAAGTACAACCTGTAAGAGCTGTGCCTAAAGGAGTAATATCAAAAAAAGCACCTTCATAGTAAATTACTAATAATTTATTAGTTCCTATAGCAGCATATTTTCTTCCATCTAAATCAGCCCAAATAAATTGTTCTCTTGCAGCACCGACTAAAGTGTTTTCTAATATTTGTTCCCAACCTCCAATTTTTTCTGGTAAACCATATCTAAATCTGACAAAATCTCCATCAGTCCACTTACCCTCAGCACCTGTTTGGGTAAGTTGTTTATTGAAACCTGGGGCTATTTGTACTTTTTGTAAAGGCATAGATACATTATACCTAAAATAAATTCACTTGTATATATTTACTCTTTTAAAGGAAGATGATCATCATCATTTGATAATATTTCCTTAGTTTCTTTTGGTAAATAGTCATGTATTTCAGAAGCTATCTTAACAAAATGATTAGCTAAGTGCTTCAAAGTAATTGCATCTATTTTAAAATATTTTTGTTTTTTAAGTATTTCTATTTCTGGATCAGTAAAATACATTAACGCTGAACCATTTTTTTTGTTTTGAAGTATTTTCATTTCGGATCTCCTTTAAAGTTTGCATATTTACCATTGGCATCTACATAATGAAAAAAAACTTGAGTATGATAATCTCCTTCATAAGATTCTCTCCAGTGTTCTATATCACAACCTTTGTATAAAACACCATCACCAGGTGATAAATTTACTGGTTCACCTCCCATGTAAATTGGCCATTCAAAATTATCTGAATCAATAAAAATAGTAGCACTTATTTCACATGAAGGTCTATCTTTATGTTTTTTTAATTCAGAATTATAAGTATAACATCTCCAAAATGTATAAGTTTCATTTAATTGTAAATTAGATGCTTTTTCAAAAATACTTTTTTTGTTCTTAAGAAAAACTTGCATTAAAGAATCTTTGTAAAAATATGTGTCACAATTGTTACTTTGAACTTGATCAAAATTATTTATGTTTGAAAAATGTTTTATTTTTGTATATTCCTTAAGAATATCTAATTCTTCTAAATTAAATATTTTTGGTATTATTTTGTATTTCCAATCTATGTCAGCCATGAAACAATAACGTAACGTGTCCCTTTTGTTACTGGAGATACAGAGTGTGGATAAATAAAGTTAGATGGCCACATTAAACATGCTCCAGGTTTTGGTTTTACAGTTTTATAAATTTTTTTATAATCGTGAGGATCATGAAAATTTATTTCTCCACCTTCATACTCATTATTAAGAAATAAAATACAACTTATTGTTCTTGGTATTGATAAACAATGATCAATGTGAGGAACATAATGGCCCCCTACTCCATATTTTAAAGCTTCTAAAGAAACTATTTCTTCTACATTTGCACTATTTTCTTGCGTGTATTCTCTAAAATATCTTGTTATTATAAATCTTAAATAATGCATCCAATGAATTCCACTATAGCTTCCATCTTGAAAATTATAACATTTAGTATCTCTAATTTTTTTGTTTAATTTTTCACCTGTTTCATCTCTTAAAATTTCTGCATCTTTCCATTTAGCTTTTTTTGATAAAAATTTAATTATACTACTTATTGTTTCAACTTTAGTTCCACCATTATAAAATTTTATAAATTTATCTATTTCCATTTTTTTTTAGACCAAAAATATGTTTTGTAATTATGCAAAAAAGTTTTTAACAGAGAAAGCCTATCAATTATTTTATTTGATTTGAGTTCATTAACTTGCATTTTCCAGTTATCTCTTTTAAATGGGATTATTTGAACATAAGGAGTTCCAATTTTTACAACAGTATCTAAAGTGGGATATTTATCTCCATTTATAATAATTGGAAAATTAATTTCTTCGTTAAAAGAATCTGTATCTACAATACCAGAAATTATACTAAATCTATCATCACAGTTATTTAATGGTGGTACAAATAAACATGAATAACCAGGAGGTGTTCTTATAGCAAAAGGATTTAATATTTTTATAAAAGGTAAATTTTTATTTTTACTATGAAAAGGACATTCTGGTCCTAATTGTTCAGGAGGATGTGATTGACTTTCTTTTGAATTCAAATTTAAAAATAATCTTTGAATATCGTGTGAATTATCTTGATAAGCATATCTAGTAAATATGTCTTGTTGGCCATTTTCATTTTTTACATTAAATTCTAAATGTAATTCTTGTGGAGTTTTTAATATATAACCTGCAGTCAAAGTTTCTAAAAAAGGAATACAACCTTTTACTGTTCTTAATTGTCTAGTGTGTTTAAGTTCCTTAAACCACTTTGGTATATTTAATGATGTGGGTTCTGGTAAATTATCCTCAAATAGTTTTTTTGTTCCTTTAGGATATAAAAATTCAATTATATTATCTCTCATTAATAAGATATATATAACTTATTATTAGTAATAGTAAATAAATAAATAGTTATTGATTTAGATCAATTAAAAAGCAGAAAGCTCTACAAATTTATTATTATCTCTCAATACCTTATGCAAGTGATCACCTGGAAAAGTTAAATCAGAAACATTTATAGTTTTTAAAAATTCTTTACAAGCGTTAGCTTCTGCAATTTTTGAATGATTAGGTTTTCTCTCAATTAAAGTATCTAAAGCTATTTTGTAACTTTCTAAATCAAATTCAAAATATTTTGCTTCTTGACAAGGTGGAATATCTACATCAATAGCAGTGTCTATAATTGAAGGAGTTCCACTGTTTATTTGTAATGTTTTTGATCCATCAAAAAAACCATCATATTGTTCTTGAGTTATGTCAAATGTTTGAGAAGTTCCAGTAGAAGTAGGTTCATTTAGTATATAATTAATATCTGTATCTGTACTTGCTGCTCCACGAAAAGTTGATCTACTTTCTATAGTTCCATTAAAAAAAATTAATTTTGCCATAATATTATCCTATGTCTTCATATATTTTTAAAGCTCCAGTCTGACCAGGCTGACCGGAATTAACAGCACCGGATCGTCCGCCTTGTCCACCTTTACCAAATTGATTTAATTTTACATATTCGTTTGCTTGTCCACCGATATTAGGAGTACCAGGAGTCATTGTAACATTAGGAAACGAATTAGCTGTTCCAATTAATTCAGTACCATACGCTTCTTGTAAAATATTTGTGTAAGCAACAGTAGCTGTAGGTGCTGACCCTCCAGTACCTGGGTTGCCTGGACTTCCACCAGAACCATTTCCACCATTACCACCATTGGCAATTAAATTTGTATTAAAAATAGATGGGTTTCCCGCACCTCCGGCAGCTCCTGACGAACCTGATGATGCTCCAGCACTTCCACCATTTCCTGTAGCAAATGGCACTGCATAAGGTTGTGATACAGGCACACTCCAATAACCAAATCCACCAAATCCACCATTACCAGCGTCTTGACCAGGAGATGGAACACTTGTTCCCCCTCCGCCACCGCCACCGCCTCTCATGTAAAGATTAAGTTTACTAGTATTTGGGTTAGCAGTAAATGTTCCTGAGCCAGAACTAATTGTAGTCAAAGCCATATTTCCACCACCTGCTGTTCCGCTTGATGCAGCAGTAATTCTTCCTTGTGCGTCAACTGTTATTGACGCTACTGTGTAATCTCCTGCAGAAACTGATGTGTCTGCAAGTTTATCTGCAGTTACAGCATCGTCAGCTATCATGTCTGTTGCAACTTGTACTTCACCTACGTCTCCAGCAGATGCTGCACCAATCACTCTGTTAGCAGTTGTTGTCTCTTGAATTTTTGCAAAAGTTACAGCATGATCTGCAATTTGTGAAGTTGCAATAGTTCCTGAAATATTTGCAGCAGCCACAGTACCACCTAAAGTATCTAATGAAATTTCTTTTAAATTTGTTCCATCAGAGTATGCTGCATAAATTTTTGCTTGGTCTAAAGTAAATCCTGATCCTGATGCAGTTTTAATTGTAAGGTTTGTAGGATTTGTCAAACCTGTTGCATCAAAGATATAAAATTTTTCAATTGAATCTGGTATTGTACAAACTGTGCTCGCTGCAATTGTTGCAGTTGCAAATTTGATAACCATGTTTCTAGCATTAGAAGCAGCACCATCACTCATTACAAGAGCAAGAGTACCACCGCTTGAAAGTGTTACTTGTTCAAAACCAGCCACGGCTTGTTGAATTAAATTTAAATTAGTATTTGTTTTATCTCCCCATGTACCAGCATTTTCACCGGTTACCATTAGTTCGAGTTTTAAATCTGATGAATAACTAGATGTCATAAATTTTATCTCCTAAATAATTAAAATAATACCTTATCTAAGCAGCCAAATCAACCACTGTCCAAGTATTTGATACTCCTGTATTTACCTCTGCCCATGCAGTTACATTAGCATTACCAGCAGATATGGTCATTTGTATACCCGTAACATCTATATTTGCTAATCCAGTCACACTTACAGAACCTATAGAACCAGCTAACTGTAATCCTCCTACCCCTATAATTTGACCAGGAATTTCTGCATGTTGACCAAGACTTGCTGTTAGTTGTTGACCTGTAACTGATTCATTAGTTGATTGAATTAAAGTTATAGAACCTAATGTCATTGTGGCTTGAATGCCTGAAACATCAACTGGAGTTTTAAGACCCCCAACTGCAGTTCCTACAGACATTGTTGATTGAACACCTGTGGCAGTTACATTTGCATCAGCTGACAAAGTAGATGAGCCTATTGTAAAATCTAATTGATCTTCTGAAGCAAGTACAAATATATCCTGATCAATTTGTATTGAGAAAGACGGACTAGCAAAAGTGCTAGTTAATTGTTGTCCTGTTACTGAAACAGTAACATCTGTAAATGCTGTTTCATTACCAATCGAAGATGTAAGTGAAATACCTGTGAGTTGTACTGAGAAATTATCACCCCAAGCAAACTCACCCCATTCTCCTCTACCCCAACCTTCACCAGTTAAAATTGTTTCATCAACACTAGCTGTTCCTATAGAAGAAGCTAATTGTGATCCAGATACAGCAAAGTCTTGCCCAGTAGCCTGCACTACTTGACCAACACCCATAGACTCTAAACTTCCTGTTACTTGAACTAAAGCTGAAGTACCTGCAACTTCTTCACCTAATGAAAATGTTAGTTGTTGTCCAACTGCAGTTACTTGATGATCAATGATGTGGGTTTCGTTCCCAATAGTTGATGTTAATGATATGCCACTTAGGTTAACGGATGTATCGCTTAGATCTCCCCAAGCTTCTGCACCCCATGTCTTCTTACCCCATCCAGTGGCCATATCATCTTATTCCTTTATTAAGCTAATCTTAATATAGCTGCAGCAGTAGTGAAAGCTGGGAACTGAATAGTAAATGTTCCAGCCGTTGCAGTTTTATCACCACCAAAATCTAATACAGCAACTGCATCGGTAGTATTTGAACCACCATCTGTAGTTGTGTTGTATATTAAAGCACCTCTTGCAGTAAGAGTTACGTTTTGAAAACTTAAATCAGCAAAATCAGTAATAGCTACTGAAGATGAAACTTTAACACCTTGATTGACTAGCGTTCCACCACCAGCTGTGTAATTTGATGAAGTTACTTCATTTGCAGTTGCATAGTTTGTAGTTGATTTTCCTAAAGTTGCAGAACTTGTGTACATCGCTAATTTGTAAGTATCAGATGATGTATCAAAATCGTGCTT